GCATTCTCCCAACGCCTATCGTTGGCCCTGTCTACAACAACTTTGTTGGCAACCGGCCTGTTATTGACGCAATCGGCGCAAAGGCAATGCCAGGAGGCGGCAAGGTGTTCATTCGCCCTGAGGTCACCACGCACACCTCGATGGCCGTACAGTCAGCTGAAAACGCTGCACTACAGTCAGGCACGTTTGTTGTGTCGTCAAATCAGGTCACGAAGGGCACCTACGGCGGCTACGTCACAATCTCCGAGCAAGATTTGGATTGGACAGACCCAGCCGTGCTTAGCCTCATCCTTGACGACATGGGCCGTATCTATGCCAACACCACCGACAACGTTGCAGCTGATGCTCTGCTTGCAGGCCAGACGCAAACACAGGTGTTGACCGACCCAACATCACCGTCAGAATGGGTTAGCGACATTTACGCCGCAGCCTCAACGATTCTCACAAACTCGAACGGCGGCTACGCAACACACTTGTTCCTAGCACCAAACATGTGGTCAGCACTCGGCCAGCTGGTTGACACCACCGGCCGACCACTATTCCCACAGGCAGGCCCAATGAACGCATACGGCGCCGTCAGCCCTGTCGCAGGAACCGGCAACGCCTTCGGTCTCACCGTTGTTGTTGACCGCAACTTTGCAGCTGACACCGTGATCGTTGGCGACCCAACCGGCTTCGAAATCTTTGAGCAGCAGAAGGGCGCAATCTCGGTTGAGGTTCCATCAACGTTGTCACGCACCCTCGCATGGCGCGGATACTTCGCAACGCTGATGATCGACCCAACCAAGTTCGTCAGCCTCACCTGATACCAGCAACCTAAACACCAAAAGAGCAGCATCACGCCATGACCACCTTCCAAATCATTCAATCATCACGCGTTGATGGTTATGGCGTGGTGCAAACTCTTGAACCAATCGCAAGCATCCCCCTCGGGTCACCCGTCAACATCGTTGACAGCAGCCGAGGCCTCGACGGAAACGGTCAGATTGTTTGGTCACTTGTCGATTACGAACTGATTCGTGTTGAAGAAGACGGCACACTCGTATTCGATTACGACGTACCACGCCCACAGCAACTCATCTTTCCGAACGCCGGCGCAGATTTGGCATACGGTGTTGATACTGGAGAAATCCGGTGGGAACCTGAAGCCACTTGGATTACGTCGGCAGATGTGACCGAATGGCTTGGAATCGCAGCTGCAACAGCCAACGACACCGCTTTTATTGCGACGTGCGTGTCGGCAGCGAACACTTACTGCTATCGCATAAGGCACGAAGCCGGCTACCACGACGACTCTGATGCTGTACCTGAAAACGCAGTAAAACTTGGCACCGTCATGTATGCGGCAACGCTTTACAGAGAGCGTGGCTCGGTTGATTCGTTCGCATCGTTCGACCAAATGGGCGGCGCTGTACCGTTCGGCACCATGTCACGCATCAAGCAGCTGCTTGGTGTAGGAAGGCCGCAGATCGGTTGAGATGGCTGCAACAGGCATTCTCGCTGCAGCATACGACAACGTATGCACCCGCCTTGCCGATGCTGGCATGGTCGTGGTCAAAGACCCGCGCAACGCTCGCCCCATGTCGGTGTTTGTAGAAGCACCAACTGTGAACGGGTTCAACACCAACATTATTGACGCCACAATCGTGTGCAGAATACTTGCCGGCGGCCCTGGCAACAGCGATGCCCTTGATTACCTTATGACACAAGCCGACATCATCATTGAAAATGTTGCCGGCATTATCGACGCTCGGCCTTCGGCTGCGCTGATCGGTGAACAACAAATCCCCGCATACGACCTTACGGTCAGAGTTTCAACAAGGAGAAACTGAAATGGCAACAACCACCGTGCTCAGCCAACCGGCTTTGCTCATTAACTCAATTGATTACAGCGACCAATGTACCTCAGCGGTCGTCACCATCAACTTTGAACAGCTTGAAGCAACTTCGTTTGCTGAAGGCTCACGCAAATACACCGCCGGTCTCGGCAACCATGAGGTCACCTGCACACTCATGTTGGCCTATGGCACCAGCGAAGTCGAAGAAAACCTCGCCGCTCTTGTTGGCACCACAACCGACGTTGTTGTGTACGCCACCGACAGCACCACGCCAGGTGTAGCAAACCCTGAATACACGTTTACCGGCATGTACCTCGCCAGCATCACCCCGATTAACGGCGCACTCGGTGCATTGCAGACCATCGATCTGTCATTCGCCGGCGGCACCTACGTTCGGGCCACCGCCTAAAATAACAACATAGAAAGCACCGACAATGCAACTCAACATTCAAGTCACCACAGCAGACGACCAATATCAGGTAGAAACAAACCTGTTCACAATCGTGGCATGGGAAAGAAAATTCAAAACAAAAGCCAGCAACCTAGCGCAAGGCATCGGGATGGAAGATCTTGCCTACCTGGCCTACGAATCATCAAAACAAGCCGGCCATGTTGTGCCAGCCGTGTTTGATGATTTTGTCAAGAAAGTTGTGAAACTCGAGGTGATTGGAGAAGGCGACGAACGCCCTACCAACGAGGCACCCACCGACGAGCACTAGCAGAACTGCTAGTTGCCGTTGGTTGGTGGCCTCATCACATAGAGTTCGACGTGAAAGACCTGTACACCGTAAATGACGTAGTGAAAGAACAGAACCGTGCTAAAAGGCGTTGAAATCGACACAGAAGGCATCGGTGTCGTTGTGCGCTATCTCCGCAAGGTAGAACCCGAACTAGCACGCCTGTTGCCACGCGAAATGAAATCAGCAGCACGACCAGTTGTTGATCGAGCACGCGAACTTGTACCACAACCCACAGCCCTGACCAATTGGGGTAAGTGGACATTGGCACGTTCAAGTGGCGGTGACCGTGCATGGACAAAAAAAGCACGTTCAGGCATCGTCGCCCAAACAGATGTTCGACCCATCGGCCCGGACAACAAAATCAACCTGTTGTCAATTATTCAAAAAGACGGTGCCGGCGCAATCTACGAAAACGCAGGCCGCCACCCGCAAGCCGATACAGCACGGGGCCGTGCATTCATTCGCAACCTCAACGCCAAACACGGCGAATCACCACGCTATTTGTGGCCTGCCGTTGAACAGAACCTGTTCTATCTGAACAGAGAGCTGCAAGACGTTATCGACAAATGGTCGTTGGAACTTGAAAAAGCATTAGACAGGGCAGCATGACATGGCACGCATACCATTAGTTACCGAGTTCGAAGCCAAAGGCCTTGACCGTGCCATCAAAGAGTTCAAAAAACTAGAAGGCGCAGGCGCAAAAGCCGGCTACGCATTGAAACAAGCGTTTCTGCCGGCCACCGCTGCTCTTGCCGGTTTAACAGCCGCAGCAGGTCTGTCGGTCAAAGCAGCGATTGAGGACACCGCACAACAAGCAGAGTTAGCGCGGACACTCAAAGCGACAACCGAAGCAACCGAAGCACAGGTCGCGGCCGTTGAAACGTACATTGCAGAAACCGAAAAAGCGGCAGCCGTAAGCGATAGTGAACTTCGGCCGGCGTTCGCAAATTTGGTGCGTGCGACAGGTGACGTGACGGAAGCGCAAGACTTGATGACGTTGGCGCTTGATGTTGCAGCTGCGACCGGCAAAGACCTTGAAACCGTTACTGAAGCATTGCAGGAAGGCTTTCAGGGCGAGGTTGGGCCACTCAAAGAACTTGACAAATCGTTGACCGACATGATTGCAAGCGGTGCGGATGCCGATGAGGTGATGGCACAGCTTGCAGCCACGTTTGGTGGTGCTGCTCAGGAATCAACCGAAACGCTTGAAGGCCGTTTCAAACTCATGAAAATCGAGTTGGACAACGCCAAAGAAGCGATCGGCATGGCCCTGTTGCCCGTGCTCGAGGAATTGTTGCCAATCCTTGAATCAATGGCAAACTTCATTGGAAACAACACAGATCTCATTGTGACCATCGGCGCTGTTGTCGGCACGCTCGCCGGCGCAATCGTGGCGCTGAACATCGCAATGTCAATCTACAACACGGTGCAAGCCGTCACCACCACGCTCAACGCTGTACTTGCCGGCTCATTCACGGCGCTGTGGGTTGCTACAGGTGTCGGCATCATTGTGGCGATCATTGCAGCCATCGTTGTGTTGCAAATGAAGTTCAACATTGTTGGCAAAGCTGTAGATGCACTCAAATGGGTATTTGAACAAGCGTGGGGCGTTATCAAAACGATGATCAACGGCGCCATTGACGGCATCAACTTGTTGATCAAAGCAATCAATCTGATTCCAGGCATTGACATACCTGAACTAACAAAGTTCGCTGACGACGTTGAAACAGCATCGGAGCGCGTCGATTATCTTGCAGAGCAATCGTTGCGAGCACTTGAACAAGAAAGCAAAGCAGCCGACGAAGCAATCGTTCCGCTTATGTATTCCATTGAAGGTGTGCGGCGTGCCGGCGACGACTGGGAAAGCACACTCGGCCGCGTCAACGTTGAAACCGACAAACTCAACGAAAGCGTTGAAACTGCAACGACACGCCTCGATCGTTTCTTTGATTCACTAGACAAACAAGAAGCAACCGACCAATTCGTCGAAGATCTCGGCGAAATACAAACCAAACTGCAAGGTGTTACCGAAGGTTCAGAAGCCTGGCAAGAAGCACAAAACGAGGCATACGAAGCGTTACGCACCTTGCGGGAAGGTCGCGAAGATCTTTCTGATGCATTCTTTGAGGTCCTGAAACTAGAAATTGACACAGGCGACCTTCAGCGCGCCGTGTCGCTCATGACGAACCTTGTTGATCTTGGCGGCAAAGAAATACCAAGCGACCTGTCAGCCTACGTACCAACATTTAACCTCGGCCAACAAATGGCACAAATCCCAATGTTTGCTGACGGCGGCATCGTTACCGCACCAACACTTGGCATCGTTGGCGAAGCCGGCCCCGAAGCCATCATCCCACTCAACCAAATGGGAAGAATGGGCGGCATGAACATCACAATCAACATGCCAGCCGGCTCTGATGGCGATGACATTGTTCGTGCGTTGCAAGACTACGGTCGGAAAAACGGCGCAATCAATGTGCCGATCACGGACACGTCGAGGCTGTAATGGCGGCGTTTGACCAGTACATCGTCACGTTTGGCGACCGTAACGGCTTTACGGACATTACGTCTGACGTGATGGGTTTTACCTCCAGCATTGAAGCTGGCATTGGTCAACTTGGCAAAATGAGCGCCGAGCTCACTATCAACAATAACGACGGTGATTACACACCTTCTGAAGGCGGCGGCAACGGCGCTTACAAAACAGTTGATTGGTACACGCAAGTACTTCGTATTAGAGCAGAAACACTCTCACGCGACGTTGAATTATTTAGCGGCGTTATTCGCGAAATTGACATTTCTGACAACGGTGTGAACAGCACCGTCAAGATAAAAGCGGTTGATTGGGCACAGACTGTTACAGGTGCCGCCGATGACATCACCGAGTTGCCGACATCCCATGCAATCGGTTTTGCCATTAATAATGTCTTGCGTGGGGTAAGCGGTTGGGGCGCTGGTGTTACGTTGCAAAGTTTTGGCGACATAGCCGCAACTAACAACCCGGTCGCGTTCACGCTCGGAGTTTCGACATCAAACGTTGGTCGCGTCGCACAAACAAACGTCGAAGCATTCGACATCATTACGCAAACCCTTTTGCCTGCCGGCCCGTTCGTAAACTATCCGGGCCAAATAAGTTTTCAAGCGTCGCCAAAATACAACATTTTCAATTATTTTCTCATTGACTCAACACTTAACAAAACAAGTTTTGTTGGGAATGTACAATTTAGCGAAACACCATCAGCCGCTTCACCGGCCACCAC